AACGGTCACTTCACAAAAAGTCACAAAAACCAGAAATTTAGATTGTATATTTATCAATGGGTTATGACGTGAAAAGTGTGATATATTTGCACCGTTACCTCTCCGTGACCTTTTTGTTACCCCATTTTGTTTATATGTCCCAATGTGTTGCAAGATTGAAATTGGGAAAAAGTCACATCACGCCAAAAACTATATACATGTGTGCATGTGCGCTATGGGGCTATGTTTTACGTTACTTTTGTAATGTTATTATATTATTATGTTATGTTATTGATATATATATATAATTAGACGTAACAATTAAGTCACAAAAAGGTAACGGTGTTACGTCACTGAAATATAACGATATTTTTTTTTGCTTGCGTTTCAACCGTGGATTGTGTTAGTTTTTGGACATGTTAGAAGGCTTTGAACTTGACCCATTGACCGGCGATCCCATCCCTAAAAGGATGGATTCTGTTCACTCTACTTATAGTAGAGTAGTGATGGAGCCGCACGAATTAGATAATGTTCAGAAGCTTAGCCATGCGGAGCTTGTCGCATTGGTGCAGCGCATGGCTCGTCAGTGTGGATTAGTGGCTCTCATGACACCAGAGCAATCAACGCAAGCCATCATCGACCGATGCACCGAAAAGGCGCTAAATCGTGATGTAAAAGAGTTCCTGCCCTATGCCAAGGAGTCTTTAGATCGTATGAAAGGTAAGGCTGCTCAGTCAGTAGCGCTCACAGTGGAAGATAAGGGGCTAACAGGGCTTACAACTGATAAGCTTCTGGCGCTTGAGTCACAGATGGCGCTCTTATTAGGTGAACCAGTCCTGGTAATCCCTCCAATGCCTGATAAGCTAGGGACTGATTTCGGGCTAGGGTGGTTGCTAACATCCTCGCATCCCCCTTAAAAACCCTATTTCCGACACAATAAACACTAGTCCAATCAAAGCCCTGACAATTTCCCTCAAATAGGAGGCACGGGAATATCTCAGGCACGTGAGGGGTGGACACCCCTATTGAGCGCAGGACCGCACCCCCTATACGTCATTCTCCCACATATCCTCGCCTCTTTGCCACTTAATCGTTCTCTTTCTCAGAATCCTGTTGACCACCCTGAATGCGCTGTTGTAGATTGCAACTTATGGAAAACATCTTTTCTCCAGTAACGGCCTACCATCGACCTCGACAGATTGCGGGTTGGTGAATCTGCGCACCTATGGTGTAGCGGTCTCCAAAACCGCAAGCCTCGGTTCAAATCCGTGTGGAGCGCATCTGGTTCCAAACCAGAGGGTCGAAAGTTCAAATCTTTCCACACTGACCATTTCGGGTTAGTTTAGTGGCAGAACACATGATTTTGACTCATGTAACGGACGTTCGACCCGTCCACCCGGAACGATACAGCAACTTATTGTCTTGACAGGGTGCAACTTATGGGGTTATGTAGTGGCATGTCCTGTGTTTTGTGCAATTTTGGTTCTGTGTCTGATAAGCTAGTTCTTTGTGCGCTGCACTTTGCTGGCTGGCCGAAGGGTGTGATGCTTGAAGAGTATGTGGGATGCAAGGTTAAGCCTGACGCACGGAAGATTCAGGAGCATTTAGCGTTGACGGTGCGGTCGCGGTCTGCTGCTGGGTTGGCGAAATGAGTGCGTCAAGGGACATAGGTGGGCATCGGTTTGGGCGATTGACTGCGATCGAAAAATGCGGCGTTTACAATCGCGAGGCGGTGTGGGCGTGTTCCTGCGACTGTGGTAAACAAACTCAGGTTAAGGTGGGGAATCTGGTGCGGGGAAACACGAAAAGCTGTGGGTGTTTGCGGAGCACCAAAATTTCAAAGCCGGAAGCGGGTGCAACTTATGACTGACCAGCCAAAGCCGACAAAACTCCCCTTTGATGTTGATATTTACCATGAGTTGCAGCGGGAACGTGACCGGCGGAAGCTGGAGTTGTATCGTCCTTACGTCAAGCAGCAGCAGTTCCACAAAGCAGGAGGCACGCATAGGGAAATTTTACTTCGCGCAGGCAATCAGTGTCTTGGCCCGTGGTCGCTTATGGAAACGGATTCTGGGTTGCACCGCTGCGGAGATATTTTTTTCGAGGAAGGTGCCTGTGTTCAATCGTGGGGCGGTGAATCTCAATGTACTGCTCAAATTTCTTACGGAATCCTTCGGGGGATTGAGCCAGCGTTTCGGATAGTTCTGGAATCGGGTCGTTGGTTCGATTGTTCGTCCAGTCACCAAATATTGACCGAACACGGCTATTGCCGTATCGACGAGCTAATGTCTCTCTCAAATGGTCTGCGTTTGATTCATAAACGCGAAGGTTATCAGGCCAGTTGTGTTGCGTATGGCTATCTCGGTGGTCAATTACCTCAGTTGGCAGCAGATAGCGTCCAAGATGAACTCCCATCACAAGCCGATGTTCAGCGACATAGCCTGATATTTTCGCATGAGGATGCAGAGGCACGAATATATCAATATACCAATTTTTTTGGAGAATCCGACCTCCATTCCATCTTTGCTTGTGGCCGCTTGCAGCGCGAGGCCCTGTACGACAGGTTCGCAGCGCCAAAGATGGAATCAGTCTTTCTACCACTGACAAGTGGACACCAAAAAAATCTGCAACTTCTTGCTGAGTTTTCACCTAAGATTCTATCATCATCTGAATCTGTTGTTTGTTTCTCAGAAGAGACTTCCCACTCATTTGAACGGGGGCAATCCCTCGACGGCTTAAATAAGCCTGAATCTGGATTTTTGTTAGGCCAAGCATTTCCGCCATCTCCTGTCGCCCCTATCCTTGACTATTCATCTCAAGAATTTTATCGTGATGATTCTCACATGCAGATTTTTTACCCATTGCAATCTCCTCAGTTAATTGGTGGTGAAAGAATAATAGCATACGTCGATATTGGTTTTCAGCCAATAGTGGACTGTCACGTTCCAAATACAAATAATTATATACTGCAAGGTGTTATCCATCATAATTGTGGCAAAACCTATTCAGCAGCAGCCGAGATAGCCATGCACGCTACTGGTAAATATGCGCCATGGTGGGAGGGCCGCAGATTTAAGAAAGCCCCAGTTATCTGGTGTGCTGGTGTGACTGGTGAGGTTACAAGGGATACTATCCAGCGTCTTCTAGTGGGTGATTTAGCTAATCCTGGGACTGGCCTTATTCCTGCTGGTGATATAGTGGAAACGGTGCCAAGCAGGGGCGTTGCGGGACTGATGGATACGCTGCTTGTTAAGCACACAAGTGGTCAAAACACAAGGTTGCGCCTCAAAAATTACGAGCAAGGCCGAGAAAAATTTCAGGCCGATTCTGTTCAAATCGTGTGGCTGGATGAAGAGTGCGATATTGATTTGTATATGGAAGCCCTGACCAGAACCAATGCTACTGGTGGTTTTCTGATTATGACATTTACCCCTCTCAAGGGCATGAGCCAAGTTGTTAGGCGTTTTCTTGTTGATAAGTCCCCTGACAGGTGTGACGTGAATATGACGATTGAGGATGCGCTGCATATACCTCCGGCAGAGCGCGAAAAAATTATTGCGAGTTATCCTGCGCATGAACGTGCTGCCCGCCTGCGCGGTGTTCCGATGATGGGTTCCGGCCTGATTTTCCCCGTTGCCGAAGAACTGATTGCCTGTGATCCGATACCTGTTGAAAAAATCCCGAACCACTGGCAGCAACTTGGTGCGCTGGATTTTGGGTGGGATCATCCGACAGCGGCGGTGAAGATTTTGCATAATACGGATGATGATATTATCTATGTGACTGGGTGCTATAGACGCAGCGAAGCTACGCCGATGCACCATGCCAGTGCTTTGAAGCCATGGGGCAATATCAAGTATGCGTGGCCACATGATGGGTTACAGCATGATAAGGGCAGCGGAATCCCGTTGGCCGATATGTTTCGCAAAGAAGGATTGGACTTGCTACCTGACCATGCCCGTTTCCCTGATGGCAGCAATTCGGTTGAGGCCGGTATTCTGGAAATGCTGACGCGGATGGAAACAGGGCGGTTCAAGGTGTACCGACATCTGGCAGAATGGTTTGAAGAGTTCAGGATGTACCATCGCTCTGAAGGCAAGATAAAAAAGGAATATGACGACATACTTTGTCTGCATCCAAAAACTAAAATTATAACCGACAAGGGGGCTATCGAAATTGCCAGCCTTGTCGGCACGTCTGGGAAGGTTCTAACCAGAAATGGTAAATGGGCAAAATACAAAAATTGTAGATTGACCAGGAAGGATGCTGAACTGGTCAAGGTCACTTTTAGTGATGGGCATGAGATTCTTTGCACCCCAAACCACAAATTGCTTTCTACTAATAACAAGTGGATATGCGCTATTGACTCTATTGGTATGGTATGCCATGATGCCATAGCGAATAGTAGAGATAAGCAATGGAAGAAATTAAATATGGAAGAGCGATTTACAGGCTCGGCGATCCCTTTAATCCAAACTATTACATCAGTAAGGGCCATCGTTTCTTGCATTGTGTTATATATGAAAAACATTTTGGAAAAATCCCTCCTAAGCACCACATTCATCACAGGAACGGGAACAAGAGAGATAATGACATTTCTAATTTGGAATGTGTGCTGGGTAGCAAGCATTTATCAGAACACCATAAAGGGCATACAAGAAAACCCGTGTGGGCTTACGAAGCGCAAAAAAAGTGGCGAGAATCTGAAGAGGGTAAAAAATTTCTTCATGAGTCTGGTAAAAAAAATCAGCACTTCATGCGCGTCATTCGTCAATTTAAGTGTGAGTGCTGTGGGGTTGATTTTTCAACGCAAGATGTTGGTGGGAACCGCTTTTGCTCCAATTCTTGCAAATCCAAGTGGCGCAGAAGTTCGGGGATTGATGATGTTCAAAAGGAATGCCGTTGGTGCAACTCCACCTTTCTTCGGAACAAGTATGACAAAGGCGTATATTGCTCAAAATCATGCGGAAGGAAAGCATGGACATCTTCTCCAAAAGGTCGAGCGCACATTGAGCGTCTTGCAAGTAAAGCCCGTGGAGGAAAGGAGCGACACATATTGCATGGAAGTAATGGGCACACATGCAATGGCAGTTGAGAATGGCGCAATAGTCCATAATTGCGCGTCCAGATATAGCATAATGTGCCTCCGTTTTGCCACCTATATTTTCCATGCAACGGGTAGTAATAAGCCCGGAACGATACAGCGAAACTACGACCCATTATCCCTTGACCATGTGAAGCAGGATATTGGTGGGGTTAAGACATCATACGATCCCCTTTCATTAGATTATTTACGCAACAACTAGAAGGAATTTTTATGAAATATTTTATTTTATTTTGTCTTTTTGCTAATTCTGCATACGCGGATTCTCAGCAGGATTATGAGATGCGCAAACAGCAAGCGCAAATAGACGCCATGCAACGCGATATGGAGCAGCAAAAACGAGATATGCTAAATCGAATGGAGCAGCAACGGAACGAAGCGGAAAGCCGCCGGAAATCGAATGAGTATTATGAGAGGGCAAAACAATGGGATTAAATAGCCGCGTATTCAAGTTGATGACGGACTATGCTAAATCGGGGGGTAAGGCACTTGCTGCTGGCTATCCTGATATGCTGGTGACGCAACAAGATTTGCTAGATGCTGGGATTTCGCCTGAGGTTATCATACCTGCTGATGAGGATTCGGAAAAAATTGTTCGTGAGCATGGTGTGAATATCCCGTGCGCGTATGATGCAAAATCCGTGTTTACTGCCCTGAATTATGATTTGGATGTGGTTGACATCAACGTCAGTCGGAGTGGCGAGCGTTACACGGATTTGAACTATCCTCATCATATCGGCTCTTATGATTTGGTGTTGGACCACGGCACTATTGAGCATTGCTTCAATATCGCGCAGGCGGCAATTAATCTGGCGGAAGCGGTTAAAGAAGGTGGCATTATCGTGCAACACCTTCCGATGACGATGCTTAATCATGGGTTTTATAATATTAACCCGACATGGTTCCATGCGTTGTATTCAGCGGATAACGGGTTTGAACTGCTGCATCTTGAGGTAATGGCGGGGGATAAGCATTCTCAGGGAGTTGTCCCTGCACATAATCATTTTGTTGTTAATACGACTAGCTCGTTGCTGACTTGTGTGGCGCGACGGATTGAGCAAAAGAAAATTCTCTACCCAACTCAGGAAAAATACAAATGATTGATGTTACTTTGATACCCCCACCTTGCATGAGCCTTAATGATGCGGCTGAATTGTATGTTCCGGCATTTCGGCGCGGCATTGAATATACCTCACTTTGCCGCGTTGAGGGGGATGTACTGGAGTTTGGCACTAATCATGGCTTTACTGCCAGAGTTCTGGCTCAGACAATGGCGGCGCATCGTCATTCCGGCATGTTAATGCTTTATGATTCGTGGGAGGGTTTTCCAGAGATGGTGGGGGCTGATGCTGGTTGTCCCGAAGTTATCTATGGTGCATGGAAACAGGGTGACTGTAACCCGCGTGATGCTGATCATGATGTAAAGATACATGCTGCTCTTACTCCCATATTGAATGGACGTGTCCGCACAATCAAGGGGTATTATAGCGATACGTTGCCGCACAATCTTCCTGTCAAGGCATCGGTGGTGCATATCGACTGTGATTTATACTCATCGACTATGGAAGTGCTATCTGCTCTGATTGATAATAATACTTTAAGTGATGGTGCTGTCTTGTACTTTGATGAGTTCAATAATAATGTAGCATCAAATAAGTTTGGCGAGCGTAAAGCGGTTCATGATATTTTTTGTAATTATCAGGACGGTCAACGTTTTACTGCTAATGGCAAATATAGCATTGAACTATGGTTCACTTACGGTTGGTCTGGTTATGCATTCTTAGTGCATAGGGGGTGATATGTGGTTCATGCCGACATTCAACCGCCCCGAACAGTGCAAAGCGGTCATCGAACAAATTAACAAGGTGGGCTGCTCAACTTCTGGTATTGTCTTTGTGCAAGGCAGAGAAATGCAAGCGGAGTACGAAAAAGCACTGGATGGCACTTTGCCTGATAACTGGGTGCTGTATTTCCATGCCACTAATATTGGTTGTGACCCTGCAATGAACTGGTGTTTTAAGAATTTTCCGAATGAACCATTTTACGGATTAGTATGCGATGATGAGTATGTTTATACCGAGGGATGGGATAAAATCCTATCGGAAGCGGCTGGTGAATGGAATATTTCGCACGGTAATGATGGCTGGCAATCGGAGAATCGTATCCATAGCTATGTAACCGTTGGTGGGGAATTGGTGCGAGCTTGTGGGTGGTGGTCATTGCCAGGACTTTGGCATTGGTTCCATGACGATGTGCAGGAGGCACTGGCAGCAGCGTGTGGGTTGCGTGTATACTGCAAGGATGTGAAAACAGAGCATAAGCATTATATGGCGGGTAAGGTGCAGAAAGATGCTACTTATGTTTCGGCAGAAGAAGGGTCGGAAAAAGACCGTCAAACCTACTACGATTGGCGGTTAAATGAGTTCCCATTTCTTGTGGGGAAAATCATGCGGGCGAAACGAATATAAATAAGGTTGATAAAACTATAAATATAGCATAGAATACCAAAAAAAGAAGGATAAAATCCCGTGGGCCTCCTATCACCATCTACCCCTGCTCCACCACCTATACCAACCGCTCCACCAGCGGCAACTCCTGCTACTCTTGCTTCATCCCAAACTAAATCTACTGCCAATAATCAACGTCAGCGAGCAGCAGGGGCAGCAGCAGCATCTGGAGTAAATCCAACAGGTGGTCTTGGTATTACCGAGAGTCCAAACAGAGCAACAGCAACCTTGTTAGGCGCATAGCACGTATGGATGATAAAACTTATAATCCTCATCCACAAGTCAGAATTGCTAACATACTTGAAAAGATAGAGCGACATCTGGCAAAATTAGTGAGTCAGCCAGAGGAGAGAAAAGTTATTGTGGTAAAGAGAAAAATCTAAAATAAGAGGGTGTCAAACCCCAAAAGAGAACTATATGGCTAAAGCTTCAGAGAAATCACAGACCGTACATTATGATGAAGCTTCGGCTAGTCTTTTGTCCAAGCAGCCTGAGTCCCCTAAGAAAAAGAAAACCGACCCCATTGCTGTTGCAGAATGGAATGCTTTACGGGGGCATCTGGAAGGTCGGTTATCCAGTTTACAAAATTGGCGGCAAAGCTGGTGGACGGATAATTGGTCAAACCTCGCCGAATATATTTTGCCGCGCCGCTCTATCTGGCTAACGCAATCTGCCGGAGGTATCCCTACTCCTAATAATATGACGCGGGGGCGACAAATCAATAATTCGATTAAAGATCCTACTGGAACTTTTGCCACTCGTGTGTGTTCGGCGGGTTTGATGACTGGGCTAGCTTCTCCTTCTCGTCCTTGGTTTAAGATTGTGCCTTCCATTAAAAATGCGGATATTGATGAAGATGGTCGTATTTGGATGGATGAGGTTGAGCAACGTGTTTATACGATTTTGGCTGGGAGCAATTTTTATAATTCGTTTGCTCAAGAGTGTGAGGATTTGGTGGTTTTTGGTACTGGTCCATCTATCATTTATGAAGATGAGAAGGACGTTATCCGGTGCTATAATCCAGCCGTAGGTGAATATTATCTTGCTTCGGGCGCCACCTTGCGAGTGGATGGCTTATATCGTAATTTCGTGATGACAGTTGCCCAAATGGTTGATTTCTTTGGTGTAGAAAACTGCCCCGCAGATATACAGGGTCTATGGTCTGCTAAGAGCAGTTCTCTTGATGTGGAGCGCATCGTTGCTCATTCGATTGAACCTAATTTTGATGTTAAGGGATGTCCTAAGATTGAGGGTAATTTTACATGGCGAGAAATTTATTGGGTATATGGTAGTGGAAGTAAATTTCCTCTTTCTAAAAAAGGGTTTGTAGACTGTCCGTTTAGTGCGGCTCGTTGGGCAACGCAGAGCAATGATTCGTATGGACGCTCCCCTGGCATGGATGTGCTGCCGGATATTATCCAATTACAGGTAATGACGGTTCGCTTATCAGAGGCTATCGAGAAACAAGTTCGTCCTCCACTGATTGCTGATGCTACGATGAAGAACCAGCCAGCCTCTATTTTGCCTGGACACATTACCTATGTTCAAAGCCTTGGTTCTGGCACAGGTATGCGCCCTATTTATGAAGTGAACCCTGATATTAACGGATTAGCTCGGTTGATTGAGCAGGTGTCACAGCGCATTAAAGTTGGTTTGTTCAACGATTTATTCTTGATGTTGGAGCAAAATCCAAACAATAAAATGACTGCTTATGAGGTAGCCCAAAAAATCCAAGAGAAGATGGGTGTGCTTGGTCCTGTGGTGGAGAACCTTATCATTGAGAGTTTGAAGCCAAAATTAAAGCGTGTGTTTGGTATTATGACTCGTAAGGGTATGTTGCCGCCCGCGCCAGAGAGCATGAAGAATGTACCTCTGGATATTGAGTTTATTTCTATGCTGGCATTGGCACAGAAAGCATCAGCAACAGGTGGTCTGGAGCGTATTGTAGCACTTATTGGTAATATGGTGGGTGTCTATCCTGAAGCGCGTGATATTCTTAACCCTGATTTGTTTATACGTGAGTTCAATGACTTGCTTGCAAATCCGGAAAAAGTATTGCGTAGTGAGACCGAAGTTGGTGGCATTCGTAAAGCACAGCAAGAGGCTATGAAACAACAGCAAGCACAGAAACAAATGGGACAAATGGCACAAACCGCAAAGGTGGGGGCTGATGCTGCTAATGTTCTTAGTGAGACGGAAATAGGCGGTGGAGCCTCGGCTTTATCACAACTTCTTGGGGGTTAAATGAAGAAGCGCGACACACAGTTACTAAATGAATTGATAGATGGTATTATCCAAGCTGAGGGTGCAGCAAGCCAACTTATTCATACCGGTGGCAATCCTCGCTTCTGGATGATTATTCGGGACGCGCTGGATTTAACCAAGGAGGGATGTATTGCTATGTCTCCGCATAATGCTTTAGTGGCTCCAAAGACGGTATTTGTATGAGTGAGATGACTCAAACAGAGACGAATGAGAGATGGAGTGAGGGTCTCAAAAAAGCCGCTTCACGCGCACGTGAGCTTTCTGTTTCTCGCAAAAATTCAAACTGGAGTGCGATTGCCGAGTCGATTGACGGTATCCGTGAAAAGGGTGAGAGGATGATTGGAACAAGAGCGCTTAGTCGTTCGCAGGTGATTGCCGATTTGGATAGATATCAGAAGAAGAATCTGCAATGAAGCCCTCAGAAGCAGAAGCAGAATTAGTTGCAGAGAAGCCTTATGATGCCTCTGACCCTGAACAAGTTAATCAGGCTCGAAAGAAGGCTGGGCGAAAAAAGCGTGGAACATTGGAATTTGTCAAAGCGATTATGACTGTGCCGCAAGGACGTGAATGGATGTATGATATGCTGGTGATATGTAAAGTATTTGGCTCACCATTAGTTCCGGGTGATACGCATTATACCTATCATAATTTAGGCGAACAGAACATCGGCAAGAAGTTATTGCAGGATATTAATACGTCGGCTCCAGACGAATATGTTATGATGATAAAAGAGGCTAATGCAAGAAAATGAGCGGATGCAGAATAGGAAAAGTTCGGTATAAATCAGCGCCGCACCTTGTTGAAATTATCCCTGAAGTTCGTGGTTCTGAGTTTAGGAGTATTATGCACGAGCATGTTGACTTGATATTCAACCTTTATCCAAAAGGTTTAGCGGGGTTTGCTATTGTTGCATGGGATTTCGATGGTCGATTTAGTCGTGGTACTCGCATTCACCCAGATTCTTTTGTTCAAAAAACTCTCCTTCCCTCTTTTGTGGGAGATATTTTGAGGCGAGATGTGGTTGATGACCAAATAGACGACCGTTTAATCTAAGAAAAACACCTTGATACATCCTATTGGTGAAAAATAACTCTTTACAGCACAGATTTAGTATGTAAGAATATCACAAAATAGAAGCCAGAGAAACTGGACGGTGATTATGGGTGACGAGCTAACAAATCCTCCTGCTATTACGGCTTCGCCGGAAACGGCTGCTGTCTCTAGCGAAGTCGCTTCTTCCGTTGTTGAGACTTCTGCACCAGAACAAATAGAATCCCCCCCTGAACCTAAAGAAAAATCTTTGCTGGGTTCTGCACCAGAACCCGCTGATGGAACAGAGTCACCAAAAGAAGAGCCTCCTCTCGAATCTGAGGGCGAGGAATCCCCCGACCTCGAAGGTGAACAACCTGAGGAAAAGAAGGAAGAGGCCAGCCAGTCCGAAGAAGCGGCTCCGCTGCCCACCTACGAGCCTTTTACGCTACCTGATGATATTCAGCTAGATGAAAATACGCTCGGTGAGTTCACTCAAACCCTTGCTGAATTTGAAACATTGACTAAAGCAGACCATGCTGAAGTACAGAAGTTTGGGCAAGAGCTTGTTACCCGTCATATAGCCGAAGTTCAAAATGCTGTTCAGCGTTTGACTGAGAGTTATGCGGCGACGTGGGAAAAGCAAAAAAATGACTGGAAAGAATCATTTGTTAATGACCCCGAAATCGGTGGCAATCGCCAAGAAACGACTATTAGCTCTGCCTTAGAGTTTATTCGTACTCATGGTGGTACAGATGCTCATCAAGCTGATTTCCGGAAATTGATGGATGAAACTGGAATTGGAAATCACCCTGCTATGATTCGTATTTTAGCTAATGCTATGGAAGCGAAACGTGAGGGAAAACCACTTCCTGCCAGCCAACCAATTCCTAGTCAAAGAAGCAAAGTGAATACTCGTTACGGTAAAATGTAAGATTAACAATAAGCGGCGAAAAGTCCGTGAAATATAAGGAATATCAAAATGGTTTTCACACAAAATCAGCTGCCTAATTTAGTCGATTGGGCAAGAATGGCAGATCCTGATGGCTCGATTGCAGACATCGCGTGGTTACTGGCTCAATGTAATGATATTCTGAAGGATATGATTTGGCAAGAAGGCAACATGACCTTGGGTCACAAAGTAAGTGTCAATGTCGGTTTGCCACAAGGCACATGGCGCGGGAATAATCAAGGTGTTGCAGCAAGTAAAATGCTCAATGCGCAGGTTCAATTCTCGATTGGTGAACTTGTATCTTATAGCATGGTAGATAAATCAGAAGCTAATCTCAATGGCGATGTGGGTAAATTCCGCTGGAACCAAGACCAATCACATATTGAGGGCATGAGTCAGCAAATTGCTGCTGCTATGATGTACTCTAATGAGGCTACTAACCCGCAACAATTTACCGGTTTCTCACCTTATTACAATACTCTTTCAACTGCAACTGCTCAATCTGCTAGTAATGTGATTGATGGTGGTGGCTTGGCGAGTGCTAATGCCTCTCTATGGCTAACTGGTTGGGGTGATAACACTACATTTGGTATCTTTCCGAAAGGTTCCCAAGCGGGCTTGGTTTATGAAGATAAAGGTGATATTACCCCTCTTTATGATTCAAACGGTAATCGCTTCGAGGGGTATACATCATACTTCTGCTGGAAAATTGGCTTATGCGTGAAAAACTGGGAATACAATGTGCGTATCGCTAACCTTGATACCACCACGGCGGGTCTAGCTGGGACAGCTCCACCTGACTTGTTCGTGCTGATGTCACAGGCAGTTGTTAAACTCCCTACCCTAACTCGTCGTGCTTCGGGTATTACGGAAGTTGATTCTCCAGGTGATCCAGTACCTGGCATAATGCCAGCATGGTACTGTAATCGTACTATTCGTAGCTACCTCGATATTCAGGCAATTCGTGACAAGAACGTACTGCTTTCCAGCAAAGACTACGCTGGCGAGCCGGTGATGACTTTCCGCGACGTTCCAATTCGGGTGGTCGATGCTTTGACAAATTCGGAAACGGCTATTAGCTAACCGCCATAAAGGAGAATTAACATGGCTTTTTTTGACAATACTTTAGTCCTCTCGACGGCGCAGGCAATCACGGTTTCCGCATCTTCGAGTTCAATTTACGACATTACTGGTGCTGGTTCTGGCAATGCTCCGAATCAGATTATCGGTAACGCAACTGTATTTGGTGCTGATCTGGGTATAGGGGGTGGTGTTGCTACACCTTACTTGCTCATGAATGTAACTGCGGCATTTGTAAGTGGTGGTGGTGGTACGTTACAGGTAGGCGTACAAGCTGCTATTGATAGTGCATCATCGCCCGGCACTTATACAACGATTGTGCAAACAGGTCTGTTTACTGCGGCACAATTATCTGCTGGTCAAAACTTATTAATCCCCCTTCCACCCGTGACTATCGGTGAGGCGCTTCCGCGTTTCTACCGTGTTTATTATACGGTTGCGACTGCGGTGTTTTCTGCTGGTAAGGTGACTTCGGTGATTTTGCTGAATCCTCCTGCTGGCAAGGGTGGCACACTATACCCTAACAATTTTGACGCTTAGTTTAACGAGGAGAGGGGATAAAATCCCTCTCCTCACCCCCAAAAGGATATTTTATGCAAGGACTATCACCAGTTCCACCATCTCCGAAACAACAAGTTTATATTGATGATGACCGAGCTGCCTATAAAGTAGTAGAAAAACGCGGATTCTTCGATGAAAACGATACGTTGTGGCCGCAAGGTGCAATGATTTATTGGGATGGTCCACTCAATATGGGTTTGGAGCCAATCAACCAAATTGCCATTGATTCGATGCGTGAGTATCTTACTCATTTGGATGCAGAGGGTGTTAAAGTGGCTAAAGAACGCGGGACTGGTCATGCTACATTAGTCAATGCTTTTGAGGCTCGTAATCGTCTTCAATCATTGAATAAAATTGAGAACAAACTCGTAGGTATTGAACCAGAAATACAGGTGTTGGGTAAGCAAAAATCAAATGTGCGTATGGCGGAATCCATTGGCAAGGAGTCAACCATTGTTCCGGTTATGAGTGGCACTGAGCCGCGTCGTGGTCGTCCTCGGAAGGAAGCCTAATGTCAAAGAAAAAGTGGATTGGTAAGGCAACGGAAGATTCTCACGGGCAATTCGCTGCTAAAGCAAAAGCGGCTGGAAAATCCACAAAAGAGTTTGCGGCTGAAAAAGATGATGCTACTGGAAAATTAGGAAAGCAAGCACGATTGGCTAAGACTTTGATGAAAATGAATAAGCACGGTGCAAAGATTATGCGTGAAAAGCGCTATGGCAAGGAGAATTAACATGGCTAAAAAAGAACCTGTGCATAAGAAAATGTATAAAAATTCTCCGCGCATCGAATCGGATGAAGGTGGTAAAAAAGTTATCAAGCGTGGCGGTGATAAAGATATCGGTGAATCTGCCGCTGAGAAAACCAGCCATCCAGGCTCCGGTGAACCAGATGGCATGGATGATAAAATGGAAATGATGAAACGCCACCGTGAGGAAATGGATGAAATTGGAACTCGTCATAAAGGTGAGTACGAAACCATTTTTGATACTAATAAGAAAAAGGATAAATAATCATGGCTTTAGATGGACAAGAGATTTTACAAGTACAGGGTATTACGGCAGCCGGAACCCTATCTGGGCAAACATTCATCACCACTACGCAAGAAATTGCTAATTTGGCAGGCAATGGTTCCACGGTTACAGCAAGCGGAAACATTGTATTTACAACTGCAAATGCTGGTGTTGTGTTCAAAGAAGGCGCTAATGGTCGTGTTGGTACGTTTACAGCGAGCGGTACGGCTGTTGTGACAGTATCAAATACTGCTATTTCTACTACGGATTGCATCATTGCAACTGTACAGACGGTTGGTGGTACTGTTGGTCCAGCGTATATTTCGGCGAAACAGGTTGGCGCAAGCTTTACTATCAAGTCTTTGGCTGGTGATACATCCCTTTACCACTACACTGTTATTAGCAGTCAGGCATAATTTATGAATCCACATATCAGCATTGCATGCCCTTCTACAGAGCATCTTCATTATAAATTTGTGAATTCACTTATTAATTTGATGTTGGGTACTACCAAAGACTGTCAGGTGTCTTTAGCAAATGCTGTATGTTCTCGTATCACGGTGAATCGTAATAACCTTGTTGAGCTTGCTAAGGATAACGGTTGCACCCATGTTCTGTTTGTAGACTCCGATATGGAAGTTCCATCAGATAGTATTCTGCGGCTGCTTGCCCACGACAAGGATATTGTTGGTGCAACTGCCTGTAAGCGTGGTGATGAGGCAGGCGTTCCAATCGGGACTCCGCGTTATGCAGAAGATTATGGCGTGGAAAAGGATTTGATTGAGATGTCCGTTTTAGGATGCCCTTTGATGCTTATTAAGATGGAGGCTTTTGATAAACTCCAGCGTCCTTATTTCGCTGAGCCTCCTAAAGATGGTGTTGCCCAAGGCGAAGATGCTTATTTTTGCGAGATGGCTACCGCGGCTGGACTGAGTGTCTGGTGTGATATGAAATTATCTATGGATATTGCTCATTGGGGCAGCAAAGGCTATAAGATTAAGTCGGTTCCGAAAGCTACTGAAATTGATTTTTCTAGCGCTCCATTAGGCATTGTGGAAACTGATATACAAATGCAGGAGGCAGCATGATGAAAGATATGGCGATTTCGCCCGAAGAACAGAAAGAAATGATGGATTTTTCTATTCCTACGATGGATGCTCCAAGTTATCCTTATGGGCTGTGTATTTCACTAACTGAAAAAGAGTTGGAAAAGCTAGACCTTTCGCCTGACTGTGAGGTCGGGGACATGATTCATCTTTTTGCCATGGCTAAAGTCACCTCTGTTTCCATTAATGAGACACAGGATGGTGAGTGTTGCCGCGTTGAGCTTCAAATCACCCATCTTGAACTCGAAGATGAGGATGGGGAAAATGAAGAAAAAGAAAGTCAACAGCCTCACAAAATAGGCTACCGGAACTTTTATAAATAGGGGGCTTCCAATATGGCGGCTTCAGTTATCTCGATTTGCAATCGTAGTTTGTTGGCAATCGGCTCGCAATCTCAAATCTCTGCATTAAATGAAGGGTCTACACAGGCAGATGCGTGTTCTGTGTTATTCGCTCCTGCATTTGAAGCATTGGCTCGTACAGCTTATTGGAACGCTTTACGACAACAGGCTTCGTTAAGTTTGTACGCGGCGGCACAGGGTACGCCTGAGAATCAGGATGGCACGACATTGCCGTTGCCCCCAAGCCCATGGCTTTACCAATACCTACTCCCTTCTGATTGTCTCATGGCTCGTTTTCTTGTGTTTACGCTACCTGATTCGTCACAAACAGGTCAATCCCCCCTTACAACGGCTTCTATTTCAGCAGCACCCTATATAATGCGTGAGGGGCAAATACCGTTCAAAGTGGCATATACTACGGATGGAAATAGCAATCCTCTTATTACTATTCTCACAAATCTTACACAAGCGCAGTTGGTTTATACAGTGAACCAGCCTAATCCGCAAACTTGGGATTCAGACTTTCAGGCTGCAATGGTGGCGTCTCTGGCTGCGTATCTTGTCCCCGCTCTTTCTCTCAATTTACCATTAGCAAATATGCAGATGAATATTGCGGATAAAATTATAGCCAATGCTCGTGTGCGCGATGCTAATGAAGGAAGCACTACGCAAGACCATATTCCAGATTGGGTGCGTGCGCGAAGCGGTGGCAACGGTGCTGGCTGGGGTTCTGGGTTATTATACAATGTCCCTTATGGTGATATGGCTTGGGGGTTATGAAATGTTCCCAAATATTCAAAATTCTTTCACTGGCGGCGAAATAAGCCCATCTATCTTTGGGCGCACCGATTTCAATAAGTATCATCAAGGATGTTCAACTTTACGAAATTTCTTTGTAAATTATCGTGGTGGAGCATCTTCACGTGCGGGTTTGGCTTATGTAGGAAAGTGCAAGCAATCTGGCACATCTGAACCACCACGAAATATTCCTTTTCAGTTCAACATTAATCAAGGCTTTGTACTGGAATTTGGACATCAATATATGCGTATTGTGTCTAATGGGGCATATGTTACAGAAGCCAGTGTAACAGTCTCTGATGTAGATACTGCTGCGGTTTTTACCACAAGTGGGAGTCATGGATTCTCTGTGGGTGATTGGGTTTATGATACAGGTAATACTGGCTTCAATGGATTGACATGGATTATAGCCACCACACCAACTGCCAGCACTTTCACAGTAACAGATTTATTTGGAACAGCCATTAGCGTAGCAACTGTTTCGGGTGCTGGCACAGTTGCAAGAATTTATACCGTGGTTTCTCCCTATGCGGCGGTTGATTTGCCTTATCTGAAATATACGCAATCTGCCGATACAATGTCATTATGCTGTGTGAACCAACAAACAGCGACTGAATACCCCACCTATGAACTGACACGCTCAGGGAATACCAGTTGGGCATTTACTCAGGTTCCTTTCGAGGCATCTATTTATCCGCCAGATGCGGTATCAGTTACAGCAAACGCTTCTACCACCGTATCTACATGGTATAGCTATGTGGTAACTGCGGTGGATTCCATAACAGGCGAAGAAAGTGTAGCATCCCAAAGGGCTCAGGTTGAAAACAATGACATCTCAGTAAATGCTGGTTCCAATGTTATTTCATGGTCTGCTCGGACAGGCGCATCCAGTTATAATATTTATAAAGCTACACCGTCTTATGAGGTGACTGTTCCTGTAGGCTCCTCTTATGGGTATATTGGCACAGCATTTGGCACGAGTTTTGTTGATACTAATATTACTGCAGATTTTACCAGTGTTCCGCCTGTTCATCGAGACCCATTTGCTGTGAGTACGATTACCTCGGTAAATATTACGAATGGCGGAAGCGGGCTTTCTCAAGAAACAGTGAGCTATACGATTACTACTTCCACTGGCAGCGGATTTGCAGGAAGTCCGGTGATTCAGGGTGATACGCTAGTGGCTTTCATTATTGATAATGGCGGAAAAAATTATGCCGGTGCGGACACCATTGCTATTGGGTCACGTGCTATAGGCACATACACCTTCACTGGCAATCCTACTGATGGGCAGACGGTTATATTCAATGGAGTGACGTGGACATTTGTGAGCGGAACTCCGACAACGGGGCAAACAAAAATTCATGCTACGGTAGAGGATACGTTGATAGCCTTTGTGAGCGATTTGAATGCTTCTGCAAATGCGAGCATCAATGTTGCTACCTATACGTTAAGCGGATTGGTTGTTACAATCTTATATGATGTGATTGGTACAGGCGGAAATTCTTACACATTAGCTGCTGGAACCTATGGGGGTACTCCGAGTGGAGGGAATCTTACTGGTGGTGCGAGTGGTGGGGCTACTGCAACACTATCTGTTGGTAATTCTACAGGCACATATCCTGGTACAGTGGCTTATTATCAGCAGCGCCGTGCATATGGTTACACGCTCAATCAACCCGATACTTATTTTATGAGCCAGCCTGGTGCATATACGAATATGGACTCATCTATACCTACCACCGATTCCGATTCGATTACAGGTTCTCCGTGGGCGCAGCAAATTAACGGAATCCAGTTTATGGTTCCAATGCCTACAGGCTTGATTGTTTTAACGGGGGGCGGTGCATGGATGTTGAGTGGCGGTAATAATTCAGCTATTACTCCGGCAGACCAAACTGCAACGGCACAGGCTTATAATGGGTGTCACTCACATATCCCTCCGCTTGTAGCGAATGCCGATATTATCTATGTGCAGTCAAAAGGTAGTATCGTCCGTGATTTGTCTTATAATTTTTATGTAAATATTTTTACGGGAACCGACATGACGGTTCTTTCCAACCATCTTTTTAATTTTCATCAACTACAAGGGTGGGCGTATGCAGAAGAACCATATAAATTAGTATGGGCGGTGCGGGATGATGGAATAATGCTATGTTTGACTTACCTGAAAGAGCAAGAGGTTATCGGATGGTCACGACATGATACAAACGGATTCTTTGTAAGTGTTTGTTCGGTTGTAGAGCCACCTGTTGACGCTGTATATGTTATCACGAAACGCTATATTGTTGGCGAAACTCAGTGGGCTTATTATCAGGAGCAGATGGACAATAGAAATTGGCAGAATGTGGAGGATTGTTTTTGTGTAGATGCAGGGTTGCGTTATCCAATGACATACCCAAATGCCATACTAACCCCATCAGCAGCAGATGGCACTGATAATATCACTTCTATCAATCTTATTTATGGCGGTTCTGGTTATACGGCTCCTACGGTTCGGGCGGTTGACCCCACCGGTAATGGTACAGGCGCATTATTTTCCGTTGGTTTAACGAGTGGAGTTATTACATCAATTACGATAGATGACACAGGCAGCGGTTATGCGGAAGGTACATCCTTACAGATTTCTGATAGCACCGGAATAGCGGCGGTTGCGGCGCCCATTATTACCAATTATGTGACGTTTACTGCCTCATCGAGTGTATTTGCTATGGGTAATGAAGGGGATGTAATTCGTATTGGCAATAGCAATGCGCCTGTATCATCTACTAATGCTATTGCTGCCAATGGTGGTGGGATGGCAACGATTGTGACCTACAATTCAGGCACAGAAGTAATAGCAAATATCACTAATCCTATAACGAATGTTATAACCGATGACCCTAATAGAATGCCCGCTCCAGTTACCCCTAACCAGTGGTCGCTTTCCACTCCAGTAGATGAAGTAACTGGATTAAATCACTTGGAGGGTATGCAAGTTTCAATTCTGGCGGATGGTAGTGTCATGCCAACAGTTACGGTTGCTGATGGCTCCGTTTTGTTGCCACAAGAAGCATCATCTATTGTTATCGGCTTGCCTTATACTTGTCAGTTGCAAACATTGTACCTTGACCCTCCTACTCCAACCACAACGCAGGGAAAGAGAAAAAACATCCAAGCTGTTACGGTGCGTATGGAGAATAGTCGCGGTATGTCGGTAGGAACCAACCAGCCGGATTCTTCAACTCAACCTAATAATGCTACAGTCCCTTGGGTTAATATGAAAGAGTTCAAGGAACGGACTGCTCTTATCGGCGCGGGAAATAGCATTCCTTTATTCACTGGTGATGAGCGTATTTTAGTACCAGGCGAATGGAATAAGAAGGCACAGGTAGCTGTTCAAACAGAATACCCGATTGGGTGTAGTGTTCTGGCTGTAATTCCAGAATTTAGTCTTGGTGATAGCAGCGGGTAAATATGAAATCGGTCAACCACAATGTGAAGCACAAAATGTCACTGGAAGTAGTCATAGTCCCATGTCTGTCATATCATCTTCGCAGCATTGAACTGCGGCCCGAGGATATAGATGAAATCATTGCACTGGGTTGTTCTAAGGAGAAAGCGTTATGGCGTTCATACAAGAGTTCTATTATGAGGAATGCAGCCCTGATTGATGGTAAGGTTGCTGCTGTATGGGGTGTTGGTGGTGAAGTTCTGGGTGGTATCGGAAAGCCATGGTTGCTCACTTCCGCCGAAGTTTACAAAATCTCACCACTACGGTTTGCACGGATTTATCAACAGGAAGTAGAAAAAATGCTTTCCATCTTTCCAAAACTTGTAAACTATTGTGATACAAGGTATAGTGCTGCAATTAGACTTTTAGATATTACCGGGTTCAAGATAGACGAACCAGCACCGCAAGGAATGAACGGCATGCTATATTCACGATTCGAGATGGAGAGATAGTATGGGGTTCACGGAAGCAGCAATGGCAGCAGGGGCAGTAGTATCAGCATTCGGAACTCTCCAAGCCGGAAAAGCCGCTGCTGCATCAGGAAAATATAATAATGCCGTTGCCGCGAATAACGCCGAAATCGCACGTCGAAATGCAGAGTTCGCGGGACAAAAGGGTGAAGCAGCAGCCGCTCGTAAGCAAATGGAAACCCGCGCTAAAGTGGGTGGTATTTTAGCAAGCCAAGGTGCATCTGGTGTCAACATTAATTCTGAATCTGCTGGCGATGTTCGAGAAAGCGCTACTGAATTAGGAAAATTGGACGCGCTTACTATTCGTTCCAATGCAGCTCGTGAGGCATATGGCTATCAGACGCAGGGCATGAATTATGATGCGGAAGGTGCTTTGGCGCTGGCAGAAGGTAAGAATGCTCAAAGTGCAAGTTATCTGACTGCTGCCAGTACGCTCCTAACTGGCGCTGGTAATGCGTATGGGGCATATACATCAAACAATGCAATAAACAATCCTTCACTGACCTCTGGTTCGAACAATGGCTTCGATGATTGGCAACAATAATGGCAAACGCAAAAAATCTATATGGTACTTATGGCAGTGTTCCTGAAGAAAAAGTAACAGGAACAATGGGGGAATCATTTTCTGTGCGCTCAACCGAAAAGGCGTTTGGAGCGCAAATTGGTGCGGCTGTTGAGGGGCTGGGTAAAGATGTCTCGAAAGTTACCAATGAATATGTTCAGCAAGCAGTAGAGACTAAAGTCAATGACATTTTGACAAACCAGTGGTCGCCAACTACGGCAAAAATGCTTACTGATTATGAAAGCTCAGAAGGTGCGGGTAAAATTATAGCCTATGAAAATTATGTCAATAATCTAAAATCATATCAAAACAGTTTAATTGAGAACGAACCAAACCCAGAAGCAAAAAGAATGTTGGGAGGATTCACCGCCAGACAGGTCGTAGATTCCACTGAAAGGGCTTCACGTTCACTTGCTGTTTGGCAAAAAGAATACGGCTATGAGAGCAGGGTTAACCTCATGGAAGTCAATTCTGATTATGCCGCAAGCAATTATAATAATCCTGCTGTTGTGAATAGTATCGTGGCGCAAAATGATGCACAGATTATGCTGAATTTTACTGCTCCAGGCAGCGACCTCGACATAAATTCTCCAGAAGTACAAGACCAAATACAAACAGCACAGAGGGACATGCGCGGGAACATGGCCATAAAAATGATTACTCGTGCTGTGAAAAGCGGTGATGTTAGCACAGCCAATTCTATTCGTTCCGAATATGGAACGGTTATTCCAGGCTATCAGCAATTACACCTTGATGATTTGCTTAGTACAGAGAGTTTGCGTCAAACATCGGTACAGGGTACGGATGCTTTGGAAAGAGGTGCGCAACTGCCGCAACCAGTGGGTGCAGCACCTTTGCAGGTTCAATCTGTTGTAGCAAACACCGCCCAAACAAATGGAGTGGATATAAATCATGCTTTGACGATTGTTCGTATCGAATCTTCCAATGGGCAGAACCTTGGCAAACGCGGTACAATAGGTCAAACAGGCAGTGGTGTGACATTGGATGAACAGGCTGCTGACCTTGTACGCGAAGCCGCAAAATCAAAAGCTGTTGCTGATAAGGTGCTGGGGCGTCCATCGACACCGTGGGAGCAGTATATTTGCTATCAGCAAGGGGCGGGGGGAGGACCGGCATTGCTTAAAGCCGCATCTGATACTCCATCTATGAAAGCTGTTGACGTTCTAACGCCGTTATATAAATCAAGAAAACTTGCTATGAGCGCTATTGTTGGCAATGGTGGTCAGGCTAATATAACGGCACAAGATTTTACGCAATTTATTAAAGAGAAATATGATAAAAACTATAAATATGCTGCTTGTGAGTTTCCGAAGCTGAATGCAACGTCTGAATCTGGTGGCATATTGCTTGGCGATACGGCACGACCTGGTGATATGATTATGAAACCCTATGAAACATTAGGAGATGCTGTACAGCCAGCAGCAACGCCGATGAAGGCGTATATTAACTTTGTTCAAAAAGCACCTATGATGATTGAGCAAATTAACAGCATCCCGAATCTAGAAACACGTGATGGAATGAGGAAAGCATTTCAGCGCAAAGAGTCTGGGTATAAAGCAGCCGCAGAGTATTATGAATCCTCAATTAAGTATGAAGCACAGCAACTTGGTGCAAAACCCGATTTTACTTCTACCAACCAGATACCTCCTGAGTTAAGGGCGAACTTGGTTGATTTACCCGAAACGATGGAATATTTAGAAAAGCGGGCGGATAACAATGTGGAGAAATCTATTGGTCGTGACGCTAAAACTTATGGTCAAGGATTCCCCGCTGCTATGGGTAAAATACTGACAGGGGAAATCACAAGAGCAAAAGATATTGAGAAACTCTATCTTGATAATAAACTTACAGCGAGCGGTCATGATGATTTACAGAAGCGACTAATAGATAGGAACTCTTCACAAGGGTCTTCAAAGGGGCAGGCATTGAATACTTTCCTAAAAATTGCCAAAAATGAAATAACGAATGATATTATGGATATTGGTGTGGATGCAGCAGGGCAGCATCTTTACTTAAACTTTATGACAGATGCGCTTGCCTTATATGATAAGGGGGTAGCGGAAGGTAAAACAGATGCACAGCTTTTGAATAATACAAGTTCAGATTATATTGGCAAGATTATACCAAATTATCAGCGCACCAATGCACAAAAATTAGCCGATACTGTTCTGGTTGATTCAAGATCAACTCAGACTACCGTATCAACTGTTTCTAAACAAAACCCATTTGTCACCGCAGCTGGAATGATGTTAGGGGTCAGTGTTCCATCTGAAGTTTCTTCCGCAAATGTCCGCAAATTAAACATAGCTCCTGCTCTATCAGAAATTCTCCGTGATGTACGCTTGAAGAAAATTTCTACAGGAGAAGGGCGAGATAGAGCATTCAAAGCTGGGCTGACCAACGACCCGATTCCACAATTTGACGTTCCACGGGCTGAGTGATGGAAGAAGAAGCGGTACAACAATTTAATGAAGGTGACAGTGACTTGCTTGAGAGCGTGAGCTTCCCCAAAGGTGGTGCCACGCCCCCCGAACTTATAGAGCAGGAGCTTCCAACATGGGATGAGGCCTTAGCGCAGGAGGAAACTGTGCCATTAAAAGATGAGCCATATTTACCCACATGGGATGAGGCTGTTAGTGAAACAAATCAGTCAGCACTAAAAACCACCATGGAAGTCGCAAAGCATTTTACACCATTTACTGCGTTCGATTTTAGTAAAGAAAATTTACAAGATTTGAATGATGCTCAAATTGAGTTTCTTCACTATACCAAGGTTGGTCGTATTATTCGCACTATAGACGAGCGATGGAATGAAGGAAATCAAGCGGATATCTTGGGAGAAGAAACTACAGATTCGCTAAGGGCTGCGGGTATATTAAATGATTATTCGAGGGGTGAGGCATCCCTATCTAAGGCTATTTTGGAAGGACTAATCTTGCCAGTTACCAATGCGGCATTAAATAAATTATTGGCTGTAACGGGGATGGTAGGTGGCATTATCAATCGATCAGCAGAGGAATTTGTACCAAAATTTATACAGACGGACCTACTGGGGGCCGAGGTTTCTGAGGGGCGGTTTGGAGAAAAGGTAGAATTTTGGACGTCACTCTACTTTCCTGGGGCATTAGGGC